CGTCCTGAGCCTTGTTGATCGACTGCAGCAGGCCATCGATCTCGTCAGTCTGGAACAGCATCGCCGGCGTGCGGAACAGCGAGTCCTGAATCCCCTCGCCCGAGGCGAACTTCTCCCCCAGCGCCTCGACGAGGCCGACGTAGTGGAGAATGAACGTGTTGACCTTCCGGGGCCAGTCCTTCCCCACAGAGGAATAGGCCAGCGCCAGCACGTAGAGGTTCGTGCGGTTGTCGCCGGCGTCGCGGACCTTCCGCCCGGCCAGCATCGCCTGCAGGGCGAGCGCCCCACAGAACGCCAGCGGGATGTTCGGATAGGGGGCGGTTGCCAGGGTGTGGTCCATCACCTCCGAGACGAACCCCGGCACGCGGAACATCTCTACGGGCAGCGGGCCGGGATCGGGATACTGCGGAGGGGGATCACGTTGCGGCGGTGACGGACCAGGGCCAATGATCCGCGACAGATCGACAACCTCGTCCTCTCCGGCGTCGCCGTACCCTTCGTTCCGCAGCGCTGCGGCGGCAGCCGTGAAGTCGCCGGCGTGTTCCAGCAGCGTGTACACCGAGAACGGCGAGTAGGCCCGGTCGGGTTCGAACGGGACCGCGTTGGACGAAAACACGAACAGCACACGGTCGCGCAGGGTGGCGCTCCATCCCTGGTCCTTGCCGGGACGACGCCAGTATTCGTTCTCACCGCCCCGTACCAACTCCCAGCCGTGCCGACGCAGCAATTCCCGCACGTCCCCCCGCTCGTTGAAGTCGTCGCCAGGGCGACCGTTGACGGCCGGACCTGCAGGTGTTCGCGTGGCGGGCGGCAATGTCTCAGTGAGCGCGCAGGCCTCTTCGATCAACAGCGACCGCTCGGATTCGTTCAGCAGCGGAATCGCGTCGAACGTCCCGCGTTCCAGCACGTAGCCGGGTGTCGGGGCACACAGGAACAGGCCCCCTTCGCCACGGGTTTCGATCAGCGTCAGCGTGATTTCAAAGCGGTCCCCGACCGGGCGGGGAACGTAACGCTTGCCGGCAATCGCGACCGGTTCGGCGCTGTCAACGGCCAAGGTCCGCTGCGCCAGCTTGCGGTTGCCGGAGACGGGGGTCTCGCAGCGATAGACCACATGCCGGCCGCCGGACTGGGAACGCTCGACGACCAGGCGGTCCAGAAGTTCCGGGTTCTCACTGGCGACGAGTTCGCGCCAACGCTCGAACAGTTCCCCGGCATGATCAAAGTCGATCATCTCCAGATGCCCCGAGACCGCCCCGGCCAGGATGCACAGCGGCGCATCCTCGGCAAACCAGGTGCGGACCTGCCGTTCGGTGGGCAGCCGGCGCTGGTACTGCTTCCAGCCTGCCAGCGCCGGCCGCTTCTCCGCGAGGATCGCGGGCAGGACACATAGCCCGGCACGCAGGTACTCAGTGGCGGTGTCGGCGACGCTCAAAACGGCACCTCCTCGTCGTCGAACGACGGTTCGTGAAACACCGGTTCGGGCATGGGGCCGAGGCGGTAGCCGACGATGCGGTCGTACTTCTCGCCGGCGATGCTGCGAACGGTGATCGCCTCCGTGGGAGCCAGTGCGCCGGCCTCGGCCAACTCGACCGCGCGCTCCGCCGTGTCGGGGACGGGATCAGGCGAACGACGTCGCCACCAACCCACGGCCTTCTGTCGCGCGTAGCCGTCGTGCTCGACGCAGATGAATTCCGACTGCCAGTGGTTGAGGCCCAGCCGGTAGTCGACGCGCATCGATCTGGGAGCGTCCGGCGGGGCGTCCCGTTTCTGGTGGACCGAGTAGGCGATGTCCCGGACTTCATATTCAACATCGGTCACGTGGCCCGACAGAATGCCCGCCTCGCTCGCCTTCGCCTCGTGCTTGCGGCGCTCCGGGGGCGGGAACTCGTAGCCGCAGTCGGGGCAGACCGCGTAGCCGGCGGCGATCAGCGACAGGCACTCGGGGCATTCCTTCGCCGGCGCCTGGCCGTTCCCACCGGGACGCTCGACGAGCTTGATCTGGTCGACCGGTCCGTGCCGAATGACGTTGCCGCCGAAATCGAGGACCAGGCAGTTCGCCTTGCCGGGATGCAGCCGGAACCCGCGGCCGACCATCTGGTAGTAGAGACCCGGCGACATCGTGGGCCGGAGCAGCGCCACGCAGTCGATGTGCGGCGCGTCGAATCCGGTCGTCAAAACGTTCATATTGCAGAGGTACTTCAGCTCCCCGCGCCGGAACCGACCCAGCGTGGCGTCCCGTTCCGGGATCGGCGTCTCCCCCGACACGAACCCACACTCCAGTCCATGCTCGCGGTGGAGCGTCTCGACGATATGCCGACCGTGCTTCACGCCGCTGGCGAAGATCAGGCAGGCCAGGCGTCCGGACGTGTGCTCGACAATCTCAGCGCAGGCCGCCTGCACCAGCGCGTCCTGATCCATCAGGTCTTCCATCTCGTCGGCGACGAATTCGCCGGCGCGGACATGCAGGTCCGTGGTGTCGGCTTTCGCCTTGCCGGCCTTGGTGATCAGGGGGCACAGAAATCCGTCGCGGATCAGCTCCCGGACGCCGACCTCGAAACAGACGTGGTTCAGGAATCCGTCGGCCGTGCAGATCGGCCCGGTCTTCAGACGGAAGGGCGTCGCGGTGAATCCGACGATCCGCAGTGCGGGATTGATGACCCTGGCGTCCGCCAGAAACTGGCGATACATCCCCTCGCCATCGGCCGGGATCAGATGGGCTTCGTCGACCATCACCAGGTCGAAGGCGTCGAGTTCGCAGGCGCGGCGATAGACGCTCTGAATGCCGGCCACGATCACCGGGTTGCGAGTGTCCCGCCGCTTGAGACCTGCCGAGTAGACGCCAAACTCAATCTCCGGGCAGACGGTCCGCAGTTTGTCGGCCGACTGTTCGAGCAGTTCCTTCACATGGGCCAGGATCAGGACGCGGCCGTTCCACTGGCCGACGGCATCTTTACAGACCGACGCCATCAGCGGCGTCTTGCCGCCGGCGGTCGGGATCACCACGCACGGGTTGTCGTCCCTGTGACGCAGGTGATCGTAGAGCGCGGCCTTGGCCTGCTCCTGATAGGGACGCAGCGCAAGCATCTACACCTTCCGGATCTGAACGAGAGTCTTGCCGCCATCGAGGGGGGCGCCCTTCTCAATGGTCAGCCGCACGATCTGTGAGTCGTCGCCGTAAGCGCCTCCATGCTGGAGCGCATCAAGCAGGGCTTTCTGGACGTTGTCGATATCCCGCCTCCGCCGATCCGGCGGATGGATCGTGATCTCCACCACCAGCGGGCCATCGAGCGGCCGGACGCCACGCGTCGCGAGGATCGAATAGACCGTGTGACGGAATGCCCGACCCCCGCGACTGATGAGCGTCCGTGCTCCGACGCGACGCCAGTAGTGGTTCACGCTCGGAGGATAGGGGAGTTCCAGGTCCAGCATCGTCAGCGCTTCCAGGGCGGCGTGCTGTTCGCCGCCGGGGCGGCAGCAGCCGGAGGCGGGGGCGCGTCCTTCCTGGAATAGCCCTTCACCTCGTTGACGATCTCGCCGGTGTCTGTCCGCTTCTTGCACCGCACGTGAATCATGAGGGGCAGGTTGTGCAGTTCGACGCTGTCGTTGGGAGCCAGCACACCGACCGCGCGACAGATGGCGGACAGTTCGCCCTGCGCGATCTTCCGCGCCTGAGCATTCGGGTTGTCGATGTTGAGCCGCGCCCACAACAGGCGGTTCTGGTACGGCCCCTCGATGACCTGAAAGGTCAACTGCAGGTAGTGGCCGGTGCCGGCCTTGGTCGGTTTCATCTCGGACTCGGTAATCACGGCCAGGTACTTCCCGGCCGGGATCGGTTCGAAATCGCCACTCGGTTCAACGGTGTTGGCGTCAAAGCCACGGAGGTCAGCCATTGGAGGGGGTTCCTTGGGGTTGGTGGTTGGTCAGGGCTTGGATGAAGGCCGCCCACGACAGGGGCAGCTCTTCGGTGATTCCGTAACGGTTCTTCGCGACGCAGGAAGGCCCGCCAACGCACCGCAGAATGCGCTCACCGCCGGCGGAGCCGATCGCATGCGCGGTCGTCCGCTTGCGGTTGAAACCGGCATCCTCGGTCTGGGTGCGGATGCGGCGCGTGGCGAACAGGACCGCGTCGCACCACTCGCTGATCAGCGCGGCCGCGTGCTTGTGGAGCCGGGGCGAGTACCGGTCATAGGGGGACGACTCGGGGTCTTCGAACCGCTCGACCTTCGAGTGCGCGATCAGCAAAACGACCATGCCGCGCATGTTCCGCAGGGCATTGAGGTGGTCGATGATCTCGCGCCAGAAGGTGAGGGCGTGCGTGTAACCGCGGGCGTAACCGCCATCGACCTTCTCGATGCTGGTGACGCCGTGCTGGGCACAGAGCTTGTCCCACACCAAACGCTCCAGCCAGTCGGCGGAATCGATGACGACCGTCTCGTAGTCGTGCTGCTGGTTGCGAAGTTCGGTGAGCGCCGCGACCACGTCATCAAAGCTCGTGGCCAGCGGAAAGCGATCGGTCGCGATCTCGTCGAGCCCGTCTTCACACTGGATGAAGATGGGTTTGGGTGCCTGCGAACCGAACGTGCTCTTGCCGATCCCCTCAACGCCGTAGCACAAAATGCGGGGCGGTTTTGACATGCGTCCCCGCTGGACGCGGGACAGAAAGCTCATGCAGCGGCCTCCTGAGGTGGGCGGGACTGGGAACAGACGCGTTCAACGCGGAAGGCCTCCTCACCGAACTCCCGCAGCAGCAGGCCGGCGAAGACTTTCACGACGGCCGCTCCCGCCTCTTTCGTGCCGTCCACGAGGATCGCGTGACGGTCGGGATCGAGGTGGTAGCCGAAGTCGAGACGGACCCGCGCCGAGCCGAACAAGCCCTCAGTGGCGAACGTCGCCAGTTGCAGGGTCATCTCCGCTTCGACCAGCGGAACATCGGGTGAGATCGAAAAGCGGAACACGTCGGCAGTCATGGTTTTCTCCGGGAAGATTGCTGCGAGTGGCCTTCCCGGTGTTACCTATGCCGTCGACGTGTCCCGCCGCGCGCTGCCGATCA